CAGACCGCGGAAAAAATATCGCGCGCAATCCTAAGCATCTCAGTCATTTCCCAAACCCCTCTTCCCAAAGTTCGATGGCGCGGAGACCTACATAGCCCTCACCAGCTATGTCTTCGTGATCCATCCATTGGCTCCACGCCTCACGCGCACACAACAGCTTGCGATGATCTGGATGCTCCCCAGTGATAAAGTTAAGCACACGCCTCATTGCTTCTGCATCTTTAGCGTTGTCTTCCTTATCCTCATCATGGGTGAGCGTCTGGGCGTTTTCATAGAGCCATTCGAGACGTAAACGGAGCCAAGCAGCGACAATCTCATCAGCGGCTTCCGTGTCTATCTTTAGCGTGATCTGGTCAGTCATTGATGCCAATCCTCTCCCTTATAGCCTTTGAACAGGCGGTCTATCATCCGGTTGATAATACAACGGATCATTTCAGGTGATCTCCTTCTGCAATCCGATCCGCCAACCAGCGGGTGCTGCGCTCAAACATATTCATCTTGCCAGAGCGAAGCCACGCAATGATTGCGTCTTTCTCGTTCACGATAGGCGTTTCGACTTCATTAGTTTTTGTAGGACGTGCCATTAGATTAACTCCTTGATTTTAAACCCTTTTGTCTCAGCGTAAGCGATGAGGTCATCGAGCCACATGACGCCTTTTCCTGAGACAAAATACTGATTGATGCCTCGATGAGGCACATCGTTAACGTCACCCCATGTGTGAGACGACTGCTCGTACATCTGTATGTCCGCACGATGGACGCACGCATGGTTTCTCCGCAAGAACTGCGCCGCTTCCGCCGCAATCAACTTCGTGTGGCCCTTAAACTCCCGACGCGGGACCGTGCATTCTTCCTCGGTCTTAATCGGAACTGGCTTTGCCATCTGAGCACGCCGGTCCAACATCGACAATGGCGTAACACCCAACTCTTCAAGCCAGCCTTTTATGGTAACATGGCTTGTGTTGTAGAGCCGCATCAATTCGGCGCGGGTCATGGTCATTGCCATCTTGTGGAAGTTAGCCGGGACGGCCTTCTTGCGCACGCCGGTAACTACCTTCTTGAGTTGGAGTTCCCGCATCCAGCGAAAGATCACAGTCCTAGCGCGCCCATAGTGCTCCATGAGTTGCGTTACGCTCATCATCGTCAACATCTCCGCCAAATCATCGGGTGCTGGGGCCTTCTCAACAACGAAGTCCCGCTTCAAACCCAACTTTCTACGCCGACTATCAACCGCATTTGCGGTACGACCAAGCGCCCGTGCGATCTGTGCGGGCATCAAGTTGGCCGCGTACAGTTCTTTTAGTTTGGCGTCCTCTTCGGGCGTCCATTCGTTAATTCTGTAAGCCATAATCTCCCTTGCTTTTCTTGCTGCCCGTCTTGGGTGGCACAGGTTGAATATCGAATGCAAGAACTTTTTTTAGTTGACGGGGCTATGCGACTTGTGCCAGCTACGGGGAAAGCAAACGTGACACCGACAAAAAAGAGGGAAAGAACATGGTAGTGAGCATCGACTTCGAGACGCGCAGCGCCGTCGATCTCCGCAAGACGGGCGTCTATAAGTACGCCGCTGATCCATCGACTGACATCTGGTGCATGGCCTACAAAGCGCCGTGGTCGGACGACGTGCAAGTCTGGGTTCCGGGCGATGAGATGGATGTACGCCTCGAAGATTGGATCGTCGAAGGCGGGTTGCTTTCTGCATGGAACGCCAACTTCGAGCGCACGATCTGGAACGAGATCATGGTCGGCCGTTATCAATGGCCCCGCACAAAGATCAAACAATGGCGCTGCACGATGGCGCAGGCCAGCGCGATGGGGCTGCCTCGTGCACTAGGTCAAGCTGCCGCCGTCCTTGGTGTCGAAGAACAGAAGGACAAGACGGGCGCGGCTCTTATGCTCCGTATGGCACGGCCGCGTAAGGTGAACGCCGACGGAACCTACACATGGTGGAACACGAAGGATAAGGTCGAACAGCTTATCCAGTACTGTCGCCAAGATGTTCGAACGGAACTATCCGTCGCCGAGACACTGCACGCAATGCCCGATAGTGAGCGCCGTCTTTATCAACTCGATCAGCGCGTCAACGACCGGGGCGTGAAGCTGGATGTCGATCTTGTGCACCGCGTCAAATCGCTGGCGGAAAATGCCAGCGTAGAAATTGATGCGGAAATTCAACGACTTACGAAGGGTTCTGTCAAAGCCGCAACAAATGGCATGGACTTGGTGGCTTGGCTTAACAGCCACGGGATTGCCACCAAGTCTGTTGACAAGCAGACCGTTGCCCGGCTGTTGACCTATGACCGCTTGCACCCGGTGATCCGCGAAGTCCTTTTGCTCAGGCAGAACGGAGCCAAGTCGAGCACCGCCAAGTATGACGCCATGCTTCACGCGGCCAATGCCGACGGACGGATGCGCGGCCTTCTCGTTTATCATGGCGCAGCAACCGGCCGCTGGTCCGGCAAGCTGGTGCAGCCACAGAACTTTCCACGTCCGCAAAAGAAACAAGCAGAACTTGATATTATTATATCCAAGTTGAAGCAGGACGAGGATGTGTCGGAATATGGGGCCGGTACGGTTCTCGCCTCCGATCTGTTGCGTTCGATGCTGGTTGCCGAGGATGGCCATCGGCTTATGTTCGCCGACTATTCGGCGATTGAAGCCCGCGTCTTGGCGTGGGTTGCAGGGCAGAACGATCTCGTGGAGACGTTCCGAAAGGGGGGAGACGTGTACAAAGAAATGGCATCAGCCATCTACAACGTGGACGTAGGGTGCGTCACTGACGCACAGCGGCAGGTTGGGAAGATGGCGATCTTGGGTTGCGGCTACGGCATGGGGGGCAAACGCTTTGCCGAGCAGTGCGCCACAATGGGGATCAAGGTAGACGAGGACGAAGCCAAGCGCATCGTGGCCGTCTATCGTGAGAAGAACAACATGATCGCGCGATACTGGCGCGACATCGAGCAAGAATTTGTAGAGATGGTTAAGGAGGCGGGCCGTGTTGGGACGGTCCCGCTCTCCTTGCCTAGCGGGCGGTCGCTTACTTACCACAATCCGCGCATCATTCAGCGAGAGACGCCTTGGGGGGCAATGCGTGACACCGCGCAAGTCGATACGCTGAATAGTGTGACGCGACAGTGGACCTCTCAGATTATCTGGGGTGGTCTGTTGACGGAGAACGTGGTGCAAGCAACCGCCCGCGATATGATGGCAACGGCCATGATGGCGTTGGAGATTAAAGGATACCACGTCATCCTGTCCGTACACGACGAGATCATTTGCGAAGTGCCAGATGATTTTGGTTCGCTCGACGAAATGATTGACATCATGACACGAGTTCCGGCATGGGCGCAAGGCTGCCCAATCAACGCCGAGGGCAAAGAAGGGAAGAGGTATCGGAAATGAAGAAGTATCGTAGCTATAAAGATTATCTGCGCCTCAAGCAGATCAAGCCCGCAGTCATCGTCCACACAGCCAAGAAGCCGGGCGATGTTGTTATCCACTGGTTCCGCGAAGCAGAGGTGGTCAAATGAAACACCACCCCAACTGCGCCGTTGTTCGTGGCGGTGATCTACGGGCATGGTGCGATTGCGCTATTGGTGAACGCAACCGTGTTCTGGAACGACTGCGCTACAGCGTGAAAGAGTTTCGCTCACTGGCCGAAGACGATCCCAAGTGGGGTCTAGTGGCAGAGATATTAAAGGAAGAGGCGGATGTCATTCAAGACAACGAACATTAAACCAGCGTGGTATGGCGGGAATAAAATCCCTGTTAGCTACTTAGCTAAATTTAGTCCGAAGTCTAAACAAGACGAAGACCAGTACGAATTGCCGCTGGAAGTTCGGCTCTTTCTGGAGAATTTCAAATGACAGCACACGCTAAGTTCGGCGCGTCGAATGCAAAACGGCGCATGAAGTGCCCCGGCTCACTCAACGCCGAGGCTCCGTTCCCAGACGAAAGTTCGCCTTACGCCGAACTTGGCACTGCTGCCCACGAACTGGGTGAGTTTTGCTTAGTCAATGGACATGAAGATGCCTTCGCCTTCATTGGCGAAGAGCACAACGGCCACAAGGTTGACGACAACATGGCCCGTGCGGTGCAGGTCTATATCGACCACATCCGCGCAACGGCACTGCTGGAACCGAGCCTGTGCCGCTATGAGAAACGCTTCAGCCTAGACAAACTCGACCCGCCCATGCCGATGTTCGGCACGGCCGACTGCATTATCTACGGCAAGGAAAGCGGGACGCTCTATGTCCTCGACTATAAGCACGGCCAAGGCGTCGCGGTTGAAGTCGAAGACAACGCGCAGCTTAAATACTATGCGCTTGGCGCGATCCTTGAGATCGGCGATAAGGCCCCGGTCAACAGAGTGACTACGGTCGTCGTGCAACCACGCGCCATGCACGTCGATGGGCCTGTGCGGTCGTATAGCTACAGCCGCGACGAGATCATGGACTTTGGGACCGAACTGATTGACGCAGCGCATGAGAGCCTGAAGCCGAACGCACCGCGTATCGCTGGCGATCACTGCAAGTTCTGCAAAGCGGCGGGCACTTGCTCGGCCCTGCGCAACGACGCGCTGGCCGTAGCGCAAGACGAGTTCGGCGCGGTCAAAGACATCAATGATCTCACACCGGCCGAGGTTGCCGACTATTTGGAGAAGGTTCCGCTGATCGAAGAGTGGGTCAAGTCTCTGCGTCGGCACGCAAATTACATTCTCGAAAGCGGCAACGCGCTGCCCGGCTACAAGCTGGTCGAGAAACGCCCGACACGTCGCTGGCGTGTTGAGGATGAGTTCGTGGCTTGGGCCACGGAAGAAGGTCTCGATGACGACGACATCTACGAAAAGAAGTTGAAGTCGCCATCGCAGATCGAGCGTATCGTGGGCAAGAAGAACTTGCCGACATCGCTCGTCATGGCTGTATCAACCGGCACGTCTATGGTCGCTGATACAGATAACCGTCCGGCTGTTGCTACTCTGGCAGCAGACGACTTTACCGTTGAACAAGGAACCTAAGATGTCAAAAGTTATTACGCCAGAAGCGATCATCTCTTATCCGCATGTGTTCGAACCGCAGACCCCTCCGGGCGCGAGTGAGCCGGTCTATTCCTGCTGCCTCGTATTCCCCGATGGGACTGACATGTCCGAACTGAAGGCAACGGCCGCGGCTGTGGCTAAGGAGAAGTGGGGAGACAAGACCAAATCGTTGATGGAAGGCGGCAAAATCCGTATGCCTTTCCGCAACGACGGCGAAGAGAAGGGCTATCCAGAAGGCTCGATCTTCATGAACGTCAAGTCGAAGCAAGCCCCCGGTGTTGTCAGCAAGTTTGCTGGCGAGAACGGCAAGCCTGCTCCGATTACTGATCCCAAGGAAATTTACCCCGGTGCGAAGGTCCGTGCCTCGCTGCGCGCTTATGCGTACAGCGTGAACGGCAACAACGGGGTCGCGTTTTCACTCGGCAATCTTCAGAAGGTGGGCGACGGTCCGCGTATGGATGGCCGGTTGTCAGCGGCAGACGAATTTACTGCCACGGAGCGTCCGTCGGCTGACATCTCGGACCTTGATGATTTGCTTTAAGTGAAAGGGAGGGCCGGGAAGTTGGAAGTCGTCCCGGCCCTTCTCAATCTAGGGCCTCGCTAATCATCTGGGCCTTCTTCGATAGTGTCTTCGACACGATGTCATCCACAGAATTAACAAGGCCGAACGTCCGCACGATCACGGGCTTAGTCTGGCCGATACGATGGCAACGCTTAGCCGCCTGCGCGTTGGTTGCCGGAACCCAATCCATCTCCACAAACGCCACCTGATTTGCCGCTGTCAGCGTAATCGCTGTCGAGCAAGCGGTGATCTGGCCGATGAATACCCGCACCTTTGGATCAGTCTGGAAGTTGTCAATCGCCGCTTGACGGTCGGCCGTCGGCATACCGCCCGCCACGACGACAGGGTTAAAGTCTTTCAGCTTATCGTAGAGCGTCTGGATCGCGTCGGTATGGTAGGCGAATATAACAATTTTGCTATATGCCTCATCTTGCAATTCGCCAGCTATCTGTGTTGCAATTGGCCCGGCTTTAGCCACGCCCGTTAAGCGACGCAGTGACGCGATGTGAGGTGCGATGCTCTCAATCTCGGAAGCCAAGTCCTGATTTGTAAGCGAATGCGCGAGGATCATATCGACAGCTTCGGCTTGGCGTGGATCGTCGATGTGCTTTCGGTCGTTCCAGTTATCGACTTCGACCGGCACATCCTGCCACCAGATGGGCGGCAAATCTTTCAGCACGATCTCGCCCTTGCGGCGAAGCATGATCGACTTCAGCACCGTCTTAAACTCGGCCATGCGTTCGGTCTTATTGCCCAGAACTTGCAGCCCGAACTGGCCGTTCCATGTCTTGCAGAAGTAGGTCGTAAACTCGGTGAAGTTCAGCGGGTACTTCCAGATTGATTTAAGATGTGTCCAAAAATCGCTGACATTATTAGGAATGGGAGTGCCGCTAAGAAGCCAAACACGATCAGCGAAACGCACAAGACCATCGCCGCGACAGTACTGACCATATAGATACTTTGTACGCTTAGCAGTACGGTTCTTGAGATAATGCGCTTCGTCAATGACGAGAACGTCTGGCTCCAGCTTTGCGATTTCATTGCGCGTCTCCTTCGATTGAACAAGTTTGTCGTAGCTATAGACGAGAACGGTACGTTCTACAGTACCCCACTTCTCGAACTCACGACGCCAGTTGATCTTGGCGATAGCAGGGCAAACCACGACGACCTTTGTCAGGCCGAGCATATCACACGCTGCGATAACTTGAAGTGTTTTGCCTAGGCCCTGCTCATCGGCAAGGAACGCGGCTGGGTTCTCACAGAGAAAGTCTGCGCCGACCTTTTGATACTCGAATAGGTGTTTCATCATCTTCCCTCTCGGCGGCGTAGCAGGCAAGAAGCGCAGCTTCGGCTCGGCCGTCGTCCTTTTTCCGTGCGAAGAGATGAGCGTAATCCGGGAACAACTCTTGTGCCCGCTGCCGACTACCGTCCTTCCCTCCGAACGTGCGCATAGATTTAGTCCAAGTCGCAGGCGGGATCAACTCAAAAGGAACAGACAGGCCAGCGAGGACACCTTCGACAATACCAGCGGCACGGCCAAAGCTGAACATCGAGGACACACCTTGGCCCGGCATGGCGTGGACTTTCTCGATAAGGGCTTTAGTTTCGCTGTCTACATGTGACCGTAAGGCATCGGCCAGCATGTGCGCGTCAACCTGATTGACGACACGCGGCCCGCGCTTGACCTTGAGTGTAGGCATGTCGATGATGACAAGTTCTCGGCTATCCTTATCCAGAATAGCAACAGCCCCGAACGCGCCGGGGTCAATGCCCATGAACTTCATGGACAGCTTCTATAGTATTAGAAGCTAGTCCGCAAGTTACTGCGTGGCCCCAAAGACTTACGATGGCGAAGCCCGTCGGGTTTGTGGCGACGCTTTGCTTTCGGCTGCGGCCGCCATGTTGCTTCTTTCACGCTCGTCTTCTTGGCCATTACTCGCCTTTCGTATAGACTTTATAGTCGCCGGGATCGGTGTACTTCGTGCCCTTGGGTAGCGCGTCGAACTCTGCCTTGTTGGCGGGGACGGGCGCTTCCAATAGCTGGGTGTAAAACTCACGAAAAGATTTGCCGACGGATTTTTCATATTCATTGTCGAGACGTATTTTATCTTCGCGGCTTTGATCGTTGTACCAAATCAAAGACGCAAAACTTTCGTTCTCGTTCTTTACTACATCCCTCGCCGCACCGCGAATGCCCTTGTAAAATTCACGGAACATTTCTGTTTGCCGCAACTTGTCGGCGTTGCGGTATTCCGGCGAATTAAAATAATCGTTGGCGTTATACTCAGCCAAGTACCCCATAAGTTGACGCTGGCGACGATCAAGCGCAGGGAAACCTTCCTTTTGGTATAGATCACGTTCGTCCAGACCGAGACTGCGCATTTCACGCTCGATTACGTTTGCGGGTTTGCTCGTCGCAAGACCCGTAAGCTGGCGAAGTAATGGATCGACCGTCTGCGCCGGGCCTTCCTTAGCCGCGTATTCCTGCTCAGGCAGATTAAGCAAACGAGTTTGCGCAAAAGGCACTTCGCGCAAAGCTGCGCCAAGGAATGGGGCTTCGGACGTATCGCGCACAATAGCCTCTTGCGGGTTATCCGAAACAGCCTGCTCGACCGAGCCAACTATGTCTTTAGCCGTACTTCCGTATGGAAGTAATCCGCCAATCGCACTGCCAAGAGTTTTCTTGATAGCGTCCATCGCTTTGTCGCCAAGTTTACCGGCGCGAGTTAGGTCACGGATAAGTTCATCGGCTACATATAGGCCCGCGCCAGCACGGAACTGCGCGCCAGTAAGACCCTGCAAAATATCTGCGGAGGTATACGCCAGATCAATCGTGCCGTCGTTAAATCTTTTGATAAGATCAGCAAGCAAAAGGAAATACGGGGCCGGGAAAATAGGGCGTAAATCTTTCTCAGTGCCGTCCGGCATCCTAACAGTGTACCATTTACTGCCCGCGTACTCGCTGTCTTGAAACTGCATAGCCGCATACAACAGGGTCATGCCCGCGATACCTTCGGACAAAACCTTTGTATCGCCCTGCATAACCTTTTCTCGGCCCGCTTTTGTAAGCGCCCCAAGAATGCCGGGGCCGTAGCGGTATTGGAAGTTAAGCGCGTTAGCAATAAAACCGGGAAAGCCGATTGTTACTGCACCGACAGGACCGCCTTGATTGTTGATAAGGTCGATAACTTTCTTAGAAGTTTTGCCCAAAAACATCGGTCCGTCTTTTTGTGCTTTGCGTGAAAACGTAAAGTCCGCTGTGTCATTAAGGGCTTTCGCGGTTACTTCCTCCGGTAGTGTATGAATGGTTTTGTTAGCGACCATTTCATCAAAATTAAATCCGGCGCGAGTAGCAGATCGGCGCAAGAAAGCCGGGAATACAGCTTTACGAACCATGCCGTCAGACCACCGGCCAAGGAAATTGGTTGCGTCAACCGCCTTTTCAACTTTAGAAAATCTATCCGTCAATGCTGGACGCACATTATCCGCGCTATAAGTATCGAGAAATTCACGCGATATTTTAGGAGCATTACGTTCAAGCTGGTCTAACAGGTTCGTCGTCTGCTGGCGTCTAGCCTCACCTAAGCCCCCCGGAAATATATCCCTAGCTTTTTTTGGAACTAGTTTTCCAAGGCTCGGCCCAAGGCTTTGCGAAAATAAAACAAACGCATCGCCATAGTTAATGTCTTTAACCGGCTTATTCATGACTGAACGAACGGGATTGAGCAGGACTTGGTTAAGGGCGTTGTCCATTACATTAGTGAAAACATCCAGCCCAACATTGATACCGCTTGACGCAAGATCGCGTGTAACTTTTGCTACTTCCGCAATCAAACTCCCACGAATAGCGTTACCACCCCGCGCCCATAAAGATGGTGGGGGTAGTTCTTTGTTAAATTTCTGCGCCAAATCAGCGGCGTTTTGAGGAATTTTATTTGCAGCAGTGCGCAACAACGCAAGAGTACGACCCGCATCGCCAACTGTCTGACGAACGCCGGTCATAATCTCCATCCAATCTAGTTCTTGGATGTCGTACTTTTTGTGCAGTTCCTGCACCGTTTCCGGAGGAAGTGTATCTGCGTTATAATGCTGGCGAAAGAAATCAATAAATGGAGATTGGCGATCCCATTCAAGACCGGTGGTTGTTAGATAATCCGCCGCAAAATCCGCAACCTTCTTGGTTACGGGCAGCTTTGTCGTCGGGTTGGTAAGATCTTTTTTCTCAAGATTTAAGAGCGCAGCCCGGCCCTCGGCTTCTGTAATCTTGGGCGCAGGTGGGACTTTAAGTTTCGGCGCTACCGCAGCCTCAGGAATTTCCGCTGTGATCGCGGCGGGTTCCGGAAGTTCAACAGCTTGCGGACGACGAAGCGTCGTCGGCACAACAGGAATTTCCGGTGTAGGTTCGGCGATAGCGGCCATCGACGGCGTAAAAGGTGTCTCACGCACAAGCTGGCGTGCTGTCGGAATACTAGGCGCTTGACCGATACCAGCAGCCAAACTACTGATGTTAAGTGCTTCTTCTATTTCAGCGGCGGTGCGGCGTGGGTTTTGATTTCCAATACCAAAATTATACGCAAGTTGCGTTAAAGTATTTAGCGCGGCCGACGGCGCGGCAAGCGCAAATTCCATTTTCTGTACAAGAGGTTGCGCTGCTTCGAGCGCAGCCCGATTGAATTGAGAAAGAAAGCCTTGATCCGGTGCGAGAAGTTGCATGGTAGCTGGGTCAAAACCTAGCGCCCCAACTTGTTCACCGATTACATTTGCGCCCACATCAAGCGCCGGTTTTTCAAACGGGCGGGTCGGCAGGGCTTGGACAACAATCTCTTCGCCGGGTGCAAAGCCACCTTCTGCTGCCATGAGCGGTGTGCGGAAAACTACAGGCGCGCCAATCTCCGGCCCCTTATAGTTCTTGGCGATCCATTGATCGGCTGCTGCGGAAAGTTCGTCGTCGGTGTTAAGCGACGTTACGCCGGGAAGCGTTACCTTCTCCCCGGCGATTGTCAGGAATACTGGGTCGCCTTTCGGCTTCTCCTCGGCCATGAAGGCTCCTTATTACTATCAGTATCGTTTTGCGCCGAGTGGTCCGGGGGCTTGTGGCGTCCACTTAGCAGTAGCTGGTTTGAATTTCGTCTTAATTGGGGGAGCCTCCGGCTTATCCTTGTTGATCGCGTACAAGAACCCATCTGGGCCTTCTTGATACAGATAGCTTGGCTTATCACCACCACCAGCATTCGGGTTTGCTACGCGATACTGAAACTCGCGTTCAGCTTGAGCCAGACGTGCGGCTTCACCCGGGGCCATAGTCTTCGGGATCGTTGCGACAACATTGCCGGTGTCCTTATCGACGACTTGAATAGCCCCGCCAACGTCGCGATCTTCGGTATTGCGCGGCATTGGCCGGTCTGTAAGTTGTGACGAACCATCCTGAAATTCAATACGCAGCATCCCCGATGCAGCGTCACGGACGTGCTTTAGAACTTGCTTCGGCCGGAAGGCTTCTTCCTGCACCAGCTTAAACGCTTCGGCCGTGTCGGCGTTTTCAAGAACACCGCGCTTGCTTTCAGGAAGAACCGATGCGTACTGCTGAATAAACGCACGCTGCTTGGCTTCTTGCTGGGTCTTCTGCTGCAACTGCGCGATCTGGTACTGAGCGTTCAGCTTTTGCATCTGCTGCTCACGGACCTTACCGATCACCGCACCGGGATCAACAGCGCCACGGCTGCCAGCGGCCTGAAGCAGTTGACCAAGCGCGCCCAGTTTCTCTCCTGTGGACAGCTTGCCCAACCCACCCTGCATCAATGTTTGCATATCCTGCACATACTGCGCAGTGGGGGAAAGTTGGGGTAACGCAACCTGCGGCGCAACAAATGCGCCAGCACCCGGCGCATAACCCGCCGTATTAAGCGCGGCGGTAGTTGCAGGCTTTAGGCTCTGCAAAAGAGTTTCGATTGGGCTATTAGGATCAGCCATCTAATTAACCCTTCTTGAAGAGATCGAGAATACCGCCGACGGTGGATGCAGCAGAGCCGATCTGGCTCAGCGTGCTCTGGCCCGGCGAAGTTGTCGTTGTGGTAACTGGCGACGACGACGGCGTTGCGGCCAGCAAAGTCTGAAGCTGCTCTCTCGGATAGCCGCGCTGTTCAAGGAAGTCTGCTCTTGCAAGATCGAGGTTCTGCTGAGCCATGCCACGCTGCGCCTGTCCAACGCCCTGAAGCATTGCCGCATACGCCTGCTGATTGCCAAGCGCCTGTTGGCCGTAACCGGCGAGAGCACTCGCACCCGCAAGCTGCTGACCCGGCAGACCTTGTGCAAACCCAGCGGCTTGCGTGTACCCACGATTATAGAGATCAGCCAACACCTGAGCCGTATTCAAATCCTGCTCACCCGCAAGCTGCGCTTCATATACACCACGACGTTCGTTGCCGAATGCCCGCGATGCAGCCATCTGAGCCTTGGTCGCAGCGTCGCGCTCGGCGCGGTTCTGTGCCAGTCGAGCCATCGTGGCGTCGATAACGCTGGTCTGGAACGGCGACATGAACCCGGAGACATCTTGCTGGAACTGCTGAGGGGAATAACCAGCAGCGCGCTGGGCAACTTCCGTCGCCTGTTGAAGCTGCGGCATACCAACTTGTTCAGTAGCAGCGCGGGTGGCGACACCGAACGCCTGCTCTTCAGCGGGACGGAAGCCTGCGATACGCGGCCCTTGGTACGCCTGATACGGCTGCGCCGCGATCTGCTGTGCGAACCCGTAGTTGCGCGCCAGAATATCCTGAATGAAAGGATTAAGTGCTTGCGCTTGAGTAGTAGTTGTCGTCGCCATTATGATCCCCTAGTGGTCGCGCCACCAATTCCTTCGGTTTTACCATAAAACAAAATAGATTGACAGTCCATTACTGCTGAACCTGTGTCACTGCAACATGGGCTGTCGGTGCAGATGGAGCAAAGGCCGTCGCCGTAACATTCGTCGGCTGCAATCCCGTATCGTCCACCGCCCAGAACAACTCAACATAATCGTTTGCCGCCAAAGACACGAAGTCATTGATGGCAAGAACCGAATAGCCGCCACTGTCTTTTAGGGAGCCAACAGCCGTGCTTGATCCGATGTTCGTCGTGCCGTTCTTCTTCAGCCACATCCATGCTGCCTTAGCGTTTGCGTTGGCCGATGAGAACTGGATACGGGCGGCGAAATTATAGAGGCCGCTGTGAGCCACTGTCAGACGCGTTGTGGGGCTTCCGGTAAGCGTAATGCCCTCCGTGATGACTGTCGTATCCCAAGCTAGCGCATAGGCCGTATTTGCAGCGGCTGGAGTAATCGTCGTGTTCTTGGTAAACTGGCCGTTATAGAATTGCTGCTCAATCGTGGGGCGGACAAACAACTCGCCATCGGATGTTCCGACTTTAACCACGGCTGCAACGGGAACCACGTTATCGGGTGCTGTTGGCTTCGTCTTGGTTAGAGCGCCAGCCGTTGTCGGAGACGCATAAAGGACATCGCCAAGCGTAAACGAACTTGTGTTGACGCCAGAGATATGCCCCCAGACAGTGCAATAGCCGACAGTCCCGTTATCAGGCAGATCGTGCGCCATAATCCCAAGGATGTAGAGCGTGGGCGTTGAGCCATCGGCAAGGTATTTCGTGACGATCAGCGTGTTGTTTGCGCTTGCACCGGCAAAGCCAACAACTGTCCCCTTTGAGAGCGTCGATCCCGTGTTGTTCTGGACGCGGGCAAATGTCTCAAGGCCGATCTGCTGGATCACGCCTTCGCCCATTCCAAGGTTCAGCGTTTCGTCTGTTGCGTTCCACGACAAAGAGCCTTCAGTCGGCGTATGCGTGTCAGTCTTGACGAACTCCATATCGGAAACAACCAGCTTTGCAGGCTGATACACGCCAACATCTTCGCCCTTGACGTAAGCACCATTCGCAAAAGCCTCAATAAGACGATTGCGCTGGGCGTCATATTCAGGGCTATACGCGCCGGGTGCTGGCGGTAGTTTGAGCCTCATCGACGACCACCCGGAATTGCGTTGAGGCGCTGCGTCCCGATCCGCCAATCAGAGTTGTTGACGGCCGTTACCTTCATCTGAATTTGTCGGCCGTTGAAACGGACAGATGTCGGGTTCGTCAAGCTGTACGGGCCGAACGTCTGCTCGGCCCCATTCGGATAATAGCGAGAAGAGAAGGTCGCAGTGACTTCACCCTGATTGCGCTCGTCGGGGATCATCTCGTTGATATACAAGATGTTATCGCCCTGCCCAATCTGCACTGGCCCTGTCTCGGCGTACACGCTTTCCGACCCGTGGTTCATGCCGATCTCGTGGTCATAGACATAGCCGTCGTCGGCCACCATCAATGGGTTGGAGAACACGCCACGGTCGATCCCGGCGGAGCGCCCAAGCTGGCCGATTGACCACACGTTCTGGACATAGTTCCAGATGACGTAGCGGTTGTTTTCCTGTGACGACGCAGACGGATAGAAGAACCACACCTCGTCGAACTGGGAGTTGTTTACGGCATACGCCTTGCTGATCTGCGCTTGGTTGATGTCGGAGAACACATAGTCCGACACCTCGCAAGAAACGGGCTTGACGTAGCCGTCATACATATAGAAGCCACGCGATCCCATCCAGACCGCGAAGTTATCCTGAACGGCAATCGCGTTTGGCCCAGCAAGACCGCAGGCTCGGCCGGTAAACTCAGCCGTGTAAACGAATGGCTGGCCGACATAGGACACGACGTGCGCGTCGATGTCCGTCAAAACGAGAACCTGACCGCGAACGCGCTTGGCGGTGATAATCTTACCACCTGTTTGCAATTCAAGGCTGCCAGCAAGGTTCGTAGAGGATGGCGTCCAGACCGTGTTATCTTCAAGGTCAGACCATGCAATCTTGCGCGGATTACCGGAAGCGCCAAGAGCGAACATCGAGCGTTCGTTGGTGACAAGCACGCCCGTGTTAGATGTCGGCGCATTCGTTACGACAACGGCCGGGGTCGGGGTCGTCGCGTCCAACTGCCACTCGTAAATCTTGCCGTCATAGTTTGAGCAGCCAACGAGATATTCGCCCCATGTATCGAGCGTCCACGTTGTCGCCGGAGTAACAACCCCAACGTCTGGACGAGGAGTGCCGTAATAACCCGCGCTGTAAAGGCCAACGCCGTAACCTCCGCCAACAGAGGCGTTGGCGTTTCCGGGCGTAAACCCGGCGGGTGTGATGTCCACAATCACACTCGACTGTGTGATGGCGTAAAGTTTGGAATGTGTGCCGACGCCAATGTAGCGAGTGCTGTTGTTTGACCGCCATGCAATCATGCCACGGGCTTTGCCTGTTAAGGCTGTGCTCGTTCGAGCCTGCCACCCACCGACGGGACGCATCATCCCTTCAACCCAGCGCACAAGGTTCACGTCGTACCAGCGGCCCGCACTGTCAAGTTCGGTTCCGTTGCGGTAAACACCCGGCGGGATACTGATAGGAATAAGCGCCATTTAATTACCTGTGCGTAAGACTAAAGTTCTTATATCACTTCTTGGGCGTTTTTACAGCCTCTTCCCATGCTTCTATCGTTCGGCGGTGACGCAATGCGCAGTCACCATATTTGGCAATAATTTCAACTTCCCAGATAGCACGTTCAGGATCGGTTAGTGTGGACGGCGGATTTGGAAGAGGCGGACAGTTACTTGCTAGGTTCGCTGGCGGCAGCGGCATTGGCACGATTGACACCGCCTTCGAGCAACCCGTGAACACGAGCATCAGGAGCACAGCTAGGATCAGCAGCAGGAAGCGTTTTGTAAATCTCGCGGATCGTTTCTCGTTCTCCGGCGACCACCACATCGGCTTTATCCCGCTCGGCTTGGTAAAGCGTAGAAACCTCATCTATCTTTCCTTGCATTTGCTGGCGCTGCTTTTCAGCCTTTTCCAGAGCCTTGGAATACGCGGCATCGCACTGCCAGTCTTTAATCTTCCACCCAGCGGTGAGGCCAATAACAAGAGCGCCTGCCGCCACATAGCCCATGATCGGATTAAACGAGAGCATTGGCGTATCATCCTTTCATGAGAACCAAGAGTAGAACTTCTTGGTCTTGGCCTTGCGATCATCTAGCCCATGCGGGTTCTTGCTGCCGTTGATCCGGGAACTTAACTCACGGATAGCAGCGTCGTTGATGCCCTTATCGCAGATCGCCCACAGCTTATTCTTGTCGAAGAACCACAACGCGCTTTCAAAACATAACTCACCCGCAACCAAGTCTGGATTGTTCATTACATCTTGTCGTCCGACGTAGTTTGCGAAAGCTTGGTAATTTGCTTTGCCAGTAAGTTGGAGAGCGCCGCGTCCACGGAACTTCCAGCCATCCCCAGACGTTTCATCACCATTGCCCATGCGGTTTGCATATGCCCGATTAGCAATCTTTTTTGGCTGGCGTTCATACGACCGAGCCATTGCATCAGTTGGGAAATACTTTCCAAAAATGCCGCGAAGCCCTTTTGCGCCATAGTTCAGGTTCTCCGAAAATGCTTTGAAGTTTCCGCTTTCGTGGGCGGTCTGAGCGAAGAAGTGTGCAGCGCGGCGTGGTGACAGCTTGTAATAGGCCATTGCCTTCTTGAGCGTCCCCGGCCCAAACGCGCCGTCCGCTGTAACGCCAATCTTCTTTTGCAGTTCAATCAGGCTCATTTGTCCTGTCCCTTATTCCACAATTCAAAGAGCGTCTTGATCTTCTCTTCAACCACGCCAAGGCGCACATCCATCTTGGCAAGGATGATTGTCAGCGAGATGAAGGCCAGAACGACAGGCCAAAGCTGGCCGATCAGTTCAACAGTCGAGAGATTGCCAGCCATTACCGCCCCGCGTTACGCCAATCAGGAAAGTCGCTTTCGTCAACTATGCCGTCGCCGTTGATGTCATAACGCAAATCGTTGCGATACTTCTCCCAAGGAGCCATATCGTCGTCGTCATCATCGTGATCTTCGACAGTCGCCACAGCGGGAGCGGGAGGCTCTGGAGCGGCTTCCGGCTCAACAGGCTCTTCCTTGTCACGCGCATTGGCGTTCAGGCTCAAGCCACCAAGTAGGCCGACGAACGCGCCGATGATGGTCTGGAACGCAGGGTTGATTGTCTCAAGGATGGCTGTGCTATCGACCAACTCATTCGGCACAAACAGGCCAACGACCAACGCCATAACCACCACAAGAATAACTGCGGCCAGCGTTACAATGGCAACGCGGATCACAAACTCGATGGTATCGTTCACGCCTTCGGCCTTGCTCTCAAGATCATTTAGGAAGCTCATCGGTCAGCCTTATGGTCTAGTTTGTCTTCAATCCGGCGAAGGTGCATCATCACCTCGTCAAACTTCTTGTCGATGGCGTTGAACTTCTCTTCTCCATAATCCAGCTTC